GTGTAAAGCCCAGAAAACCGCCAGACCGTTTTTGCATCAGGTTCGGAACCTGAAGGTCAACGCAATGATATCAATACCTTAGCCCTCAACATTCGCAGAATATTCGCAGATATGTAAACTGTTCAGCTTCTGTTCTCTTCGACACGCTCGCGAGCTATGACACAACATGACATCATCACCTATCTATCTACTCGCCTAGATCCTCAATCATTGGAATGGTTTGCGTTAGCTCATTACCACCACCCCAACGGATTACAATCTCACCGACACCAGACTCAACAGTATCCTCGCGTCGATCACGCAAACCTAATGGCTGCAACTGTCGCACTAATTTATCTTTGTAGTCAGCCTCGAGCCGTCTACGTCCAACCTCTGCCATAGCCATCTTAGGATCTGATGGAAGTGGAGCGGTTACCAGGTCAACAATCTGATCTCTCATCAACTCAGCCTGTAAAGCTCGAGCCTTGCGATATTCATAGTAAGCTTCATCACTATCTTGAACGTACCGCAAAACTGTTCTGTAGCTCGGCAAATGAATAGCGCTATCACAAATCTTTGTGAGGCTTTCGCCATCTGCTAATCGATGCAATATTTCCTCGAATTGCTTTTTGTTAAGCCGAGGTGTTGTCTTTGGCATAATTGCCTGACTATTTAAAATTGAAGGGGGAAGCTTCGCGACATCAACTGTCTGAATCTTACACATAGATTCCCCTATTTCGTGACATTGGTCAACGTAAGAGTTTTGTACCACAACTCAAGTATCACACGCTCAAACCTACGCTTCACTGTCGCATGATGCATGTCCATCATTTTACCTAACACGCGCCATCTTGCTCCACGTTGTCTTCTCGCAGCTGAATGAGCAACAGCCCACAACAACTTCCTATCCTCAACCTCGAGCAACACAACACATTGCAAAGCCAGATCATATCTCGTGATTTGGTTTGGACTAGCCTTCGCCAATCTTGTGACCGTTTCATTGTAGCCAAATGCGAGATCAACATCTGGCGCATAATCAGGCCAACAACTTTTAACACTCTGCCTTCTCACAGCTGGCAATCTCAGCTCAGTCTCAGCTGCTTCAAAAAACAAATTACTCATTCCAACGACATCAACAACCTCTTCAATAATCTGCACTGCAAACACCCTATTTAGCATCATTTTAAAAAACCCCAGTTTTCTGTCAGGTTATCGACACCCTATACCCTATTGTCTATAGACAAATAGGGTAAATAGGGTGTTTTCAACTAATACCCGCTTTACCCTAAAGAGGGTAAATAGGGTAAATAGGGTATTAAGGAATTAGCCATAAATAATCATCCTCGAGCCCTATAAATTCATCCCCAACTAGAGATGAAATAGCATCATTAAATCGCGTTCTTTTGTGCTTACTTTCACAACTAATTTTACCCTTTGCTTCCACATAAAAATCATCAACCGAGATACCTTTGCAATCAGCTGGCAACTCAAACCCATTCACTTTGACAGGTAAAGTTTGGAGCCTTCCAGATGCTCCGAGCTGCTTCATAGCCTTCAAAAGTATCTTGGGATTAGCGCCTCGAGGGGAGCGCTTTCTCTTCTCGGTCACATGGCTGTTGTCTACTTCTTGAACAACGCAGCTGGTTACTTTCTTGCCTCGATCATTAATGCCGATATCAACGACCTCGAGCTTAAAGGCGAACTCCCCATCGATTTCCATCTCTCTTTGCTTGGTTACTGTAGCGACAGATATCTCGCCAGACTTCTTGATCTCTATCTCGCTCGATACAGCTGCTCTAAGGCTGCTAGAGCCCCGAGATCCCTTTGTCTCATCTTTACCACTGTGATGTATAAGACAAACATGTGCGCCTGTCGTTTGACTGATTTTGTCGCAGTTAACAACCAACAACGACATGTCTTCAGCTGCATTTTCATTACCGCCAGCCATCACCCGAGCCAATGTGTCCAACACAATAAGCGAGATATTCCCTAATTCCTGAGCCTTAAACTGGATCGTCCTGATCAACTTCTGAACATCCGCTTCCGCATCCAGCATGTTGATCGAGCTCGGCAGTATCGTCATTGGGATCGAGTCCGTTAGATTGTTGTGTTGTTTGTACGCAGCTATCCTGTTCCTTATTCCATAAGCGCCTTCTGCCGCAACGAATAACACGCCCCCTGCGTCTACTTCTCGACCTCGCCATGATTTCCCCAATGCCACATGTAAACAAAGATCACTCATAAAGAACGTCTTGCCGCAATTTGACGGCCCATACAGAACACTCAGCTGCCCAGCCCCCAACAGCCCTTCAACAAAATCATCACTACTGGTTACAGCTTTGATGTCATCAGCATCGATGGTAGAGAAAACGTCCAAATTATTTACATCAACAACAGGCAGCTCAACGACAGAAGCAACAGGCTCAAACCCTTGCGCCAAGCCAATCAGCTCGCTTGCATTGTTCTCATTTAGCCAATCTGATATGTCTGATCGAGGCAGCATTTTCCTACAAACGTCAACTATTCTGACGCTGTTGCAATTGCCATATAATTTATTGCCGACTAGCTTGGCGTGATCGCGCCCTGCTTGATCGTTGTCTGGCAAAACATAAACGTCTTTGCCATTGAAATATTGAGTTAACTCATCAGGCCATTTGTTTGCACCCTGCGCATTAGTTGTAGCAACCAGCCCAGCATTGGTTAAATTGTCTGCATCTTTCTCGCCTTCGCATACAAAAACATAGTCGCTTTTCAAAATTTCGGTCAGATTATACGGCACTTGTTTGATGCCTTTAACGCTCCAGATCCACTTGTCTGGATTGTTTGGATCTGGCCTACGCTGCCGAAAATCCTTTGGCATATACCTTAACACTTGTATGTGTGGATTGCCTTGCTCATCAACATAGTTGTACTTAGCCACGCATAATCGTACTCGAATAACTTCTGGTGTTTTTTCGAGTACCAGCCCACCTGTAGTGTTTTCGTGATCATACCATTCATTAGTATCGAGCTTTACGCTAACGCTGCCGTGGTTTCCAAACCTTAGCTCATCTCGGCTGCTCAACCCCTTGTTTGGCTGGCCCCAGCGCTCTGTCGCTGCGCTCTCTATCTCCCCTCTTGATGCGCTCATAGCCAGCTTACCCTCGCTATATCACTAGAAGTCTTGTCCCAGATAAACCACGCCAACGCCATCATGCCGCCTTTGTGAACAACACCATTTTTCATCAGGCTTTGGCGCTCTGAAAAAACATGGATGCGGGATGGTGGGCTAACCTTAAAAAACGCTTTGCGCTTTTGGCCTTCTAAAAAACTAAGTTTCAGTAGCAACGCGCACTTCTTTGTCGAGAACCCAACAGCTTGCCGCGCAAAGTCTAATGCATTTGAATAAGGTGGGTTGGTTATGATGTTCGGGTAATCTAACAAATAAGGTTTGCCGAGTTCTTTCAGTGGCACATTAGGCGATAAGAAATCGTGCGGCTCATTCATGCTGTACCCACGATCAACCAGATCAGTTGACTGCACTCGCAACCCATGATCCTTTAGCACACTACTCATATGCCCTTGACCACAACATGGCTCCCACACTGGCCCATCAAAATCCTCTACCCTTAACAAGGCTTCTGTTGTCTTCGATGGCGTTGCATAGAAATCATTTTTAGCGCGAGATCCATCAAGGCTCGCCCCCACAATCCTCATCGTCCTTATTAATCCCGGTACCGTCACATTTTTCACATTCTCTCTCCTCATCAACATAATCTGGCTCACAAAATCTGGAGTACCCTTGAGGCAAAAATCTTGTTACTTCGACAAGCACAACACCTGTACCCATGCACTCTGAACACTCATCAGAACGGGATTTCATCGTCTAGATCCTGATAATAATCTGGCCTGATTTCACTGAGCTTGCTTACCATTGAGCGCAACACACTGAGCCATTGCTCTCTGGTTATGTCTGTTCCTGATTTAGTTCTGATAACCATTTCAAGTTCGTTCAAAACTTTACCGCCAGCTTTGCCCATTTTGAGCAACATCTCATCTTCTAATTTTGTCATGTTCATTTTTTTAAATCCTTTCCACATATCTAAATGCTGCATCGAGCAGAAAAATTCTGGCTTGGCGTGATCTTCACGAAACGCAAAACCTTTGCTTGCGCGAAAGCACACAGGGCAAAACCCTGCATACCTACGCTCCAACGTCGATCCATTCTTTGCCATTGATTTGATACGTAATATCTTTTTCGCCAATATTCTCGACGCTGCCATTGATCATTGAGGGTAAATATCTTTGGTCATTGCAGCCGATTATTTGGTCATTTTTGCTAACTAAAACTTCATGCTTTTGGCAGAGCCATGTGTTGTCTGTTGCTGGCTTGCCATACACGCAAGTCCGACAGTTGCGCACAGGCAGCTCACCTTCATGGCAAACCGTTTTGAAATCGCACCAGCCACACTTAAAATATGAAGGGTCTTCGCTTATACGGTCAGGTATCCGCTCGGGCTCATAGATGATCTGGCGAGCCCTTTCCACATAGTATTCAGCATCTTCTTTGTTGTAGTCTGTGCGGCAGCTATCCCAATCGCGTACACCAGCTGAAGCGACAACCAACCAACCTCGTTTGCGTTTGCGGTAATGCATATATAACTGGTGTTGAACGTAATAATTTTCGTTCCAAGCTTTTAGCGCATTTTTCTCACCAACTTTTTGTTTGGTGCGCCTAAATTCTGCCAGCTTCTTTTCGTTGGTTTCTTTGGCCTCACCGACATGCCAGGTTTTTGGCGCTTGCCATAGCCCGAGGATCTCAAAATCTAGATGGCCTAAAAAGTTGCCATCGTGATCTGTAACCTCAAACTGTTCGCCTGTATCTGGGTCTTTATCTAACAGCGTTAAAGCTTGAACAACTCGAATCCTAGATATGATTAGAGGTTCTGCTCGATGTCCTGATGCAAAGTTCTTCAAAGTTGTTGCTTTAAACGGTTTAGCTTGTACTCCACGATAAGCAAAAAAGAGCTTTCGAGGGCAATCCCCTGCACCAGACATCCCTAAATAATCTCGGCGGGGGTGTGCGTTTTCTCTTATTTCTAATATACGATCTGCTTCGAGCAGAGTCGGGTCATCATTGACCAAATTGATCTTTACCATTTTTCTTTCCAAAAAAGAAAAGAGCGGCTAGTTTTAATTAGCCGCTCTTGTTTTAAAGATCCCAAGCATTGTTAGATGCTGGGGGTTGAACAGGGGCAGTAGCGGAAGGCGGTGCAGCGTTCTCGGTTTGTGTGGTTACTTTCGGTTGAGGCTGTACCGTTTTCTCTATCTTATTAACGTACTTAACTTCGTTACGTGCTTTCCATTCACCATTGGCTGGCTTAGTAAATATCGTTAATTTGACACGCTTACTTACAAGCTGATCTGTATCGCTTAACTTCGCTATATCAGCTGCAATGCAGATCTTGTTTAATTGTTCGTTAGCAATTTGCACTGCTTGATCGCTTGTATTCCACAAATTTAAATTGCTGTAAGTTGTACGCCCATTGTCCAGCTTATACTCAATCACCAGCTTTTTATTCGCTGGGTTGCTCATCACATTTTGCTCAGATGTATGAACAATTGTTGCTTTGTAATCCCCGTCCGGGATTAATGGAAAATCAGTTTCTCTGGGCTCTTCAGCCGTAACACTAAAATTAATCTCAACCATCTTGTTCTTCCTTTTTTGCTGTACTCATAATCGCTTCTTTCAAAGCCGCCCACGAGAAATCAATTTCATCTGGAATAGAATAACGAGATTTGGCAATCCAATCTGGACGTTCTTGCGTATAGAGTACGCGCTCACCTGATCCGACACCCTTATACTTTTTCTTATCTGATTCACGTACAGTCGTTCTGTAATTAGCAAATCCGACTAGATCTGAGTTTTCTGAACAGATAGCAGCTGGTTGTTTACCTAGCTTAATCTGATATCGATCATAGTTATCGCTGCTCGGGTCATTGAACTCTTTGACTTGCGTGTGAGCTAAAAGAACAATCACCATATTTTTGTTTGTTCTGAGCTGACCGAGTTTATTTAACATATTCCGAAACTCGTTACGAACAGCCAGATACCCATCACCAAACCCACCAATCTTGCTAATCGATGTTGCTTTGTGCGCATCCAAAACATGCTTTACAACTAAGGGTTCGAGCCAATCTAAGCTATCAAGTACAACAGTTTTAAACTGATGATCCTCATTAATCAGAGAGTCTATTTGTTCAATAACTTCAGAAAAAGCTTCGACTAATGGGAAGCGTTCTACGCCAACGACATCTGCACCATCTTCAGTTTGTATAAAAATAGGGCTATCACACCCAGCTCCAAATGTTGTTTTACCAACGCCAGCTACACCATGTATTAACAATCTTGGTGGGGTAATCTTTTGGCCCCTTATAATATTCTTTAGTAAACTCATAACTTACTCCTCGGTTTAATTATCCTCGGGTGTGGGAACAAAAAACGATCACACCGAGGAGAGATTTACAGATCGTTCTCCGCTCCCACTTGTAATTCTTTAATAATAATTTGGATGCCAATGACATTATCTGACCAATAGACTTCATACTTGTGGATCAAATGATCATTCTCGATAATTTTGCCGCTAGGCAAATCATCCGATTGCAAGAAATCAAATACTACTTTTGTCAGGTTATCGAGATCTCGAACCCGCTTGTCAGGTCTACCAACAGCCATCTCTATATGGATGGGCTTTGTAATTGTAGCTCTTCGTTCTTTTATTTGATGGGCTAGTGCAACAGCTGCTTCAGCCACCCAATCTTTCCATTTGGCAGTCTTATAGACGCGAGGCCCGTTATGGCGGTAAAGACTATTTATCGATGGGGGATAAGGCAGCACATAAGTTTGCATCAATCGAACTCTCTCGCGAGCTCGTATTGTCTTTGATGATCGTTGGCTGTAACGAGCCCATTCGTTTTTTCAGATATGATATGATTGTATTTGGGGGAAGGCCGATTTTGACCTGTCACCCAATACATGACCGAAATTCTAGAAACACCGAATCGAGCCCCAGCGTTTGTATAATTTAAGCCTTCGTTAACTAACCATTCTTTAAGCAACATATTCTATTACCTTTTGGTAAATTTATTTTACCATTGGCAATATAACTATGTATAAAATTAATATAAGAACAAATTTTGTTATCAAATTTTGTAACTAAATTTTGTTAGTAAATTTTGTTAGTAAATTTTGTTAGTAAAATTGTCCTAAGCTTTGTCAAAAAAATCA